CCAATAGTAACAAGTTTATTTGGCATTCAACGCCTCCAATATTTTCACCTGCTCCATCAGCCTGGAAAATTCTCCAAAGTTCAAACTCTGCTGCCCGTCGGTCATTGCCTTTGATGGGGTGTCGTGTACTTCTATCATAATCCCGTCGGCTCCTGCTGCTACGGCTGCCAGGGTAACCGGAATCACTAATTCAACTCTTCCGGTTCCGTGCGAGGGATCCGCAATGATTGGGAGCTGACAAAGATCGTGAACTGCAGGAATGCAGCTCACGTCGAACGTGTATCTTGTATATGTTTCAAATGTCCTAATTCCACGCTCGCAAAGCATAACATTCGGATTCCCCTCGGAAATGATAAAATCGGCCGACATGATTAATTCCTCAATCGTGGTAGCCATACCACGTTTGAGTATTACCGGCTTATCCTGCCTCCCAAACTCCCGGAGCAATTCGGAATCCTGGCAATTCCTCGCGCCGATCTGGAACACGTCGGCAACATCATAGAGCAATTCTATTTGTTTACAATTCATCGCCTCAACCACAAAAGGAAGCCCGGTAACCCGTTTGGCCTCCCGTGCCAATGGTATAGCTAATTCGTGTAGCCCGCTCCAGCGGAAAGGAGAAGATCTTGGTTTAAATATCCCACCTCTCAAATGTGTCGCGCCGTACTTTTTAACCACCTTTGCAATCTCAATAAAGTTTTCACCTTCTATCGCGCAAGGTCCCGCAATTATCATCATAGCTTTGACTCCTTTTCCCATTCCAGGAAGCTGGTTTGTGGTATCCCGGTTTCAATATCCTCCGGGATCTCTACTAATTCCTCGCGTAACCTGCAGCGGCAATTTATTACCTCTGCAGCTGCCAGGTTCGACGCCATTGGTCCCGTTACCCATTGGCCGTTTACATACTTGAACATTAATGTTCCCTTATGCTGTTTCGCTTTGTTATTGTTCATGATTAGATGGTTTTGGCGTGTCCGGGAAGGCTGGTCGTAAGCATCCCAAAATAGGTCGGTGATTACTCCCAATGATACAGATTGGTCATATACTCCCCGCTGGGCTGATAAGGCTGACCGCTGTCCCTCTGTCCTGGCAACCCGGAAAGCATCATAGGCCGTTGTTCCGTATACTTTGGAAATGCCTTTTGCCATTTCATTATAACCCTGTCCCTGCAGGAATCCTTGGGTTAATGATCGGTGGATCCTATCCCGCTGCTTTGTCGTTAGTGCATCCCTGGCAATCTTATCCAATGGATTATTTACTATATCCTCAACTGCTGCTGTAGGAATCAGCGACCATGAAAGCCGGATCCCGTATTTATTATCGAACTGGTAGGCAAAGTCTTTAAACATTGTATCCAGGGTTTCCCGTGGGAGCCTCCGCAATGAGGAAACGACGCCGATATTTTTGCTCGTAAAGTATCCCATCATTGATTTTTCTAAGGCTGTTAATCGACCGTATTTTGCCATTTCCGCATAGGTAAGAACTCCCTCAACAGCATACTTTTCATAAACAAGCGCAAGCCTGGCGCGGGTTTGATTTAGTGCAATCCTGTACTGGCTCGCGATATATTTCTCCTGCGCTGTCATTTCCTGCGTTAATTTACGGTAGTTCATTAGGCGTTCCCTTATCCAAATCTACTTCTCCTCGGGCGATAAGGCGTTTGTCCAGTTCCTCCCGCTCTTTGTCCAGGCGAATAATTTCATCTGCTGGGCTTTCAATAAATGGCAACTGAGCAAGGAACGTTTCCTCTGATATTTTCCCATAAGTCTTAATTAGCATTTCAACTATTTCCGCTACATTTTGGGGAATGCTCCGGGTGAACTTAATTTGGATCTCGCGATAATCATATTCTTTCCCTTTGATTTTCAGGATCTTATTTATAAGCATCATTCTACGCTGCAGCGCGAGTTTAAATTGGCGCTCTTTTGTTGCTGCAGTCCATTCCATTCCGAGCAGTTTGTAGGAGAGAGCAATCCCGGAGAGGTTCCCGGCAAATGATTCATCGGTTAGATTTGGGGTTTTGCTAAATCTATGTAGATCTTCCTGGATCCTCTTTTTATAATTCTCGGTCGCGGTGTCCTGGATCTCTTTGATTACCCATTCGATTGAACCGGCTGCCTCTCCATTGGTCTGGAGTACCCGCTTTTCTTTCAGCTCTTTTATGTCCTTTCCGCCAAGATCCATGTTGTGTAGATGTAGGTAAGCATCAGTAAAATACTCAAAATCATTCGCGGTGTCGGATTGTGCCTTATCGTATTCATCAATCAATGTTTTGACTTTATCAAAATCTCCCTGGAGCTCTTCATTGTTTAGGAATTCAACGGCGGGAATGTCCCCGAATGGATTTATATTACGTTCAACAAAAATCAGGCTGGATAGTGCTGAATCCGAGAGGAAGAGCGTTACTAATGTTTTTTCGTAAAGCTCAATATAAACCTTATCTTCTCCGGAAGTGTAGAGCCGGATAGCGAGCCATGGTTCCGGGGTAATTTTGGTATTGTAAACAAGTATCATATTACCTGTTGGGATCCTGTGGAACCTCACCTGCGAATCCTCATCAAGATATAGCAGCTCATAGCCAACACCACAAATAGAGCAATCCTTTTCGATCTGGAAATTCTCATTCTGTTCGTCGTTGTTATCAAAAACGTCCTGCAATACTTTCATATATGCCTCATTTTTCGAGGTATAAGAAACCGGCTGCCCCATGAAATAACCAACATTTACATCGACGATATAAGCAGCATTTGCATTCACCAATTTATTATTCGGTTTGGTGCTGTCTGTCATTGTCCGATCAAGGATGTCCTGCAGCCCGTAATAATACTTCTCATTTTTGACGTGGGTTACTCTCCCCGCGAGCAGCTCTTTCAATACCGTCGTGGTTAATACCGTTCCTTCCTTTAGTGTAATCATAATATATTCTCCTATAGGCCGATCAGCCGTTTGTCGCCAACCCTTGCTTTCATCTTATTCAGCGGTTCAAGTGCATATCGTAAAGCGTCCATCCAATGATCGTTCTTTTTTTCTGGAACCGGCAATATCTCATTGGTAAGCACGTTTCGCTTAAACTTATAACTTTTCAATTCATCAATGGTATTCACACATCGAGGATGAACAATAACCTCTCTAAATCCTCGTATTTTTGTAATACCATCCTCAACCGATCCAGGTCCTTTCTTGGCCGATCTCATCCTTGGATAGCCATGATTATAACAGTAAGAAACCAGCTCCGGCCTTGCATTATCTGCTCGCGACTTCCACATTCTGAGCGTTGGAATTTTGGTAAAAAGCTCCGGCAAATCGTTGATTTCAATGCCGACTCCCCCGCATTCCATGTCGATGAATAAACACTGATCTTTTACATAACATCTGATACCTGCCGTTGGATCCGTTGCAAAGCCCCAATCTATCCCGTGGAAGAACTCAGCATCCTTTGGCGTTTCAAAATCGTCCTCCCGCCATTTCCCATGATATATACAGCTTTCAGAGAATGAGCGGGTTTTTCCCTCCCAAACCCACGTATATTTTTCATAATCTGTTTCCTTGCAATATTCCATTTCTGCCCGGAGAACATCCGGGAATTCCGGATTATCCTTGTAATTCTGGAACATAACCAACGCATCCGGCCGCGGGTTATTCACCAGCATATTGTATATTGGATCGTCCTCTTGATCGGTATTAAAATCAATCCAAATCTCGCTATGCTCCTGCCGGATGGTAGGAATCAGTTTGTCCCATGAATCCTGGGGAACCTTGTCGGCCTCCGCTACCCAACAATGATCGATCTTTTCCATAGATTTTATTGAATCTATGTTTCGTTTCAGTCCCTTGAATATGAATGTCCCACCCGTGGGTGAAACGATCTCATGCTCTTTTACCTTAAATCCTCGCAGCTCCAGTAAATCAATTTGGGAGTCTAGGACAAAATAAACAGATTCAGCAATCGAATTTTGGAACTCCCTGGTACAAAGTATTCGGAACTTTTCTTCCATTGATTTAAGCAATAGCAGCCTGGCATATTGCCAGGTTACTCCCTTCCCTCTGCCTCCGTAAACACATTTATAACGCCAATGCTCGGTTGCGAACGGTTTATATTGCTTTAGCAGCTTAACCACTCCCATGTATTATTCCCACTCGATAGTAATCTTGCTTGGACCTTTGCCCTCGGATCCTCCAGGGATTGAATGTTCGTGCTTATCACTCCAGCCCATTTGTTTCAGGGAGAAGATCGACATTGATGCATTAAGGTTTCCTGAGAGTGCGCCGACCTCGAGCCTGAACTCTTTTTTTGCGAGCATCCTTTTAACAGCGTCCAAAAACTCAGGGCAATCGTCATGTTGGTAAAAGAATTGTCGATGATGTCCGAGGTTAAAAGCACACTCTGCGAGGATAGGAATTGCTGAACTGTCTGTGTATTCATTTATGAGTATTGCGACCTCTTTGAGATATTTTTTAGTGTATTTTTTAGGTCTGGCCATTTATTTCTCCTAATCGAA